GGAGATTTAGATAGTCCTTTAAATGAAAGTTTGCAAAGAGCTATGCAAAATTTTGAATCATACTCAGGTGACGTTAAACCCTCTTACTTTAAAAATGCTTTTGATAGATTATTCTTATCTACAAAATCTTTAAAGGATAGAATAAATCTATTAAAAAATAATCAGGGTAGTTCTATTTTAAAAGGTAGTAAAGTATTAGAAGCTTTTAATGCAATTCCTAGATTTAGACCAATAACAAAAGCTTTGATAGCAGGAACAGCTGGAGCTGCTGCTATTAGTACAATGGCCTCTGCAAGTGAGCCAACACAAAATGAAATGGAATCTGGTCAAATGACTTCTCAAGAGTTATATGAAAAAGAAAAACAAACCCCTGTCCAAGCTGAACTAGAAGCTATGAAAGCAGAAGCTAACGTAAAACCTTTTGATGAATATAACCCTGAAACATATCCATCAAACGAAGAACAGAAATCTGCTTTGGAAAAATATCAAAATTATATTATGGCAGCAGGTGCAGCTGCAGGTGTACCTTACGTGCCAGAAGGTTATAGAACAGCTAGAGAACTAGGTCGCGGCAGAATTAGATCGGCTGTTGGATTAACAGGTGGACTTGGAAAAATTTTAACTGCAACTGGAACACCAGGAGTTGTAGTTCCTTTCGAAGTTTTAAGAGCTGCAGATAAAATTAGAAAAGGTGCATCAGCGTCTGAAATACTTATGCCTAGATTAGACGAAGAAGAAAAAGAAGCTTTCATAGAAGGTGGAGCACTAGATAAATTATCAGCAGGCACTAAACCTCTTTTAGAAAGTCCATATCTATCTTTAGCTTTTGCAGAACCTTTTGCAAAAACAACAGGTATCATTACAAAGGCAGGGGAAGCTACTCCTGGTATTTTAAGTAAGGTATTAAGATTAGGATTGAACCCAAGAACAATCGCAGGTATAAGTAGATTTGCAGGTTTACCTGGACTTGCCTTGAGTGCTGGTTTAACAGCATACGATTTATATCAAGCTTACCAAGATAGGAAGGAAAAAAATGGATCCGAGTAAACGAAATTTTTTAAAACTATTGGGTGGTATTTTATCTACACCACTTATGCAAAAACTTTTACCTTTCTTAGCAAAAGAAGGAGCGGATGTCATTGAAGGTATTAAACAACTTAGAAATACAACAACAAATATGCCTGATTGGTTTCCAACTTTTATTCAAAAATTTATTTCTAAAAACATTGATAGAGCAGACAAGATAGATCAGGACATTACTAAAATAACTGACCCAGATTTACCTGGTGTTGAAGTTTTAAAATACGATGATGGTAAAATTGAAATAATAGGTAAAAATGAATATGGACAAAATTTTGGCATTGAATATCAACCACCTGCAACTTTAGAAGATGGCTCTAAGTTTAAAGGTGATTTCCAAGCAACCGATGTATCACCTGTTTATGCTGATCCAGACGGCAACGTAGATTTTGATGCACAGGTAGTTGAAGACATAGAAGAAATCTTAGGTGGAGATTCTAAGTATTTAGAAAATTACGCAAAAGACGTTACGACAGAAACAGGCAAAGTAGCCGCTAAAGATACTAAAGGTGCTAGTGCCGTTCGTGAAGCAGAAGGTAGAGCTGAAGCTTTAGCAGATGAAGCTAGAGATTTTGGTGATTATGGTGAATACGCTGATGGTGGTTTAACAGATACGATACCACCTGAAAGAGGTCCAATGGCTGACGGACTTGCAACTTTATTCAAAAGAAGGTAATATAAAATATGGCGATAGATAAGACTTTATCAGAACTTGGTAAAAACAAGACACAAATAGAAATTCCTGGTTCAGGAGAAATGGAAGAAGTTGTAACAGAAAAAATTTCTGAACAACTAAAAGATCAACCTGTTCAAGTGCAAGCAGAAGATGATGGCGGTGCAACCGTTTCATTTGACCCTAGCCTTGCAAGTCAAGAACAAGGCGAAGATCATTATACAAACTTAGCAGAAATTTTAAATGAAGATGTCCTAATGGAATTAGGATCTAAACTGGCTGATGATTATACGGATTATAAAAATTCAAGAGCAGACTGGGAACAAACTTATACTAAAGGTTTAGATTTATTAGGTTTTAAATATACAGAACGAACTCAACCATTTAGAGGAGCATCAGGTGCTACTCACCCTGTGTTAGCTGAAGCGGTTACACAATTCCAAGCACAAGCTTACAAAGAATTATTACCAGCAGATGGTCCTGTAAGAACTCAAATCTTAGGAGCACCTTCAAAAGAAAAAGAAGATCAGTCTGTTAGAGTTAAAGACTTTATGAATTATCAAATTATGGATCGTATGAAAGAATATGAATCTGAGTTTGATCAAATGTTATTTTATTTACCCCTAGCAGGTTCTACTTTTAAAAAAGTTTACTATGATGAATTATTAGGTAGAGCTGTTTCTAAATTTGTGCCTGCCGATGATTTAATTGTACCTTATTCTGCAACTTCTTTAGATGATGCAGAATCTATTATGCACGTAATTAAAATTTCAGAAAATGAATTACGTAAACAACAAGTAGTCGGTTTTTATAGAGACATTGAGTTGGGTGATCCACCAATGAAAACTGATGATGTGACTAAAAAAGAACAAGAGCTAGAAGGTATCAAACAACAAAAACAAGATGACATTTATACACTACTTGAATGTCACGTTAATTTAGATTTAGAAGGTTTTGAAGACATCAACCAAGAAACAGGTGAACCAACAGGAATTAAATTACCTTATGTAGTAACTATTGAAGAATCATCTAGAGAAGTTCTATCGATTAAAAGAAATTATAGAGCAGGTGATCCATTAAAGAAAAAAATTAATTACTTTGTACATTTCAGATTCTTACCAGGTCTAGGCTTTTATGGTTTCGGGTTGATTCATATGATAGGTGGACTATCAAGAACAGCTACGACAGCCTTAAGGCAGCTTCTTGATGCAGGAACACTATCAAATCTGCCGGCTGGATTTAAAACAAGAGGAATAAGAGTTAGAGATGATGCACAACCACTTCAACCAGGAGAATTTAGAGATGTCGATGCGCCTGGAGGTAATTTACGAGATTCTTTTATGCCTTTACCATTTAAAGAACCATCTCCAACATTATTACAATTATTAGGTATCGTAGTAGCAGCTGGCCAAAGGTTCGCGTCTATTGCAGATATGCAAGTAGGTGATGCTAACCAACAAGCACCGGTTGGCACAACCGTAGCATTATTGGAACGTGGATCGCGGGTAATGTCAGCGATACACAAAAGAATTTATGCAGCCTTAAAACAAGAATTCGTTTTATTAGCTGAAGTATTTAAAACATACTTACCACCCGTTTATCCTTACGACGTAGTTGGCGGAACTAGAGAAATCAAATCTGCTGATTTTGATGCAAGGATAGATATCTTGCCGGTTGCGGATCCAAATATATTTTCTCAAACACAGAGGATCACTATCGCCCAAACGGAACTGCAATTGGCAAGCTCTAATCCTAAGATGCACAATTTGTATCAAGCGTATCGTAATATGTATTCAGCGTTAGGTGTAAAAAACATAGATTTAATCTTACCACCACCTCAACAACCACAACCAATGGACCCAGCTTTAGAACATATCACTGCTTTAGGTGGTCAACCGTTCCAAGCATTCCCTGGACAGAACCACAGAGCTCACATTGAAGCACATTTAAACTTTATGTCACTCAATATGGTTAAAAATAATCCAATTGTGATGGCTTCTATCCAAAAAAACATACTTGAACACATTTCTTTGATGTCACAAGAGCAAGTTCAGCTAGAATTTGTGCAAGAATTACAAGAAATGCAAGTTTTACAACAGCAAATGCAACAAATGGGACCTGTTCCACAGATTCAACAACGTATGCAACAGATAATTTCACTAATTGAGTCTAGAAAATCACAATTAATTGCTGAAATGACTAAAGATTTCTCTGAAGAAGAGAATAAAATCACTGCGCAGATGGATAATGACCCAGTTTTAAAATTAAAATCAAGAGAAGTTGATCTTAGAGCTATGGAAAACGAGCGTAAGAAGCAAAATGACGAAGAACGGATCAATTTAGACCGTATGAAAGCAATGATGAACCAGCAAACTCAAGATGAAAAATTAGAACAGAACGAAAGACTTGCACAGTTGCGTGCAGGCGTAAGTTTGGCTAAAATGGGTGTGCAAAACGTAAAAATTAAAGGACAATAATATGTACGATGAAGCAGGCGTATCATTTGGAGGACCATCAGGTGGTGGAATAACTAGCGCTGATTTAGGCGGAGGACCATCTTTTGGTGGTGATTCGGGTGGATATGATAATAGTGTTGTTTTTCAACCAACAACTGCAGCATTAGGCGCTTTAGGACCAGGAAAACCTGGTGATTCAGGAATTACTACAATACTAAATAACGTTAGAGGTTTTTTAGGTAATAGTCCAATCGTATCTAGAGGTATAGGTGGTTTACTTGGTTCTATTCTTGGAAATGTTTTTTTACCTGGATTTGGTGGTTTACTAGGTGGTTATTTAGGTCAACAAAAAGCTCAAAACTATGTTGATAGATATAATTTAAACAAAGAAGCAATGAGCGATCTTTTAGGTGGAAAATTAAATAATGTTAATATTTTTGGACAACCAGAAGGTATCGTAGATATAAATCGTCCGGATCGAATGATGTTCGCTGATTTAACAGGAGGTCAAAAAAAAGCTCTTGATAAACAAAAAATGGGTTTAGATATGGGTCTATTTACTATAGATGATATTAGACAAAATATTTCTCCTTTGAATGATCCAAAAGCTCCTGCTACAATACAAGATATTAAACAATACTACGGAATAATCTAATGGACAAAAAACAGAAAAAAGTTTCAAAAGTAATGAGAGAGTTTAAAAAGGGTAAATTACATTCTGGTTCTAAAAAAGGACCAAAAGTAAAAAACCGTAAACAAGCAATTGCTATCGCATTAAGCGAAGCAGGAATGGCAAGGAGACGTAATGGAAAAAGAAAATAAAAAGTCTATGAACTTTCAAAAGTTTGTTAACAAAGATGGTTATGCTAAAGGCGGCATTGACGTTGAAGTGAGCAAACCAAATGAAACACAAACTCAAAAAGTTGGTGGACAAAAACGAATGTTAAAAGAAAAGCAAAGAACAGCTAAGTGGTACTAGTATGGTTCCTTGGGGTTTATTAGGTCAAGGTTTAAAATCTGGACTAGAAATATACAAGAATAAAAAAGCAGCTGACGTTGCAATGTCAGAAGCTAAACTTCTTCATATTGAAAAAATGAAAAGAGGTGAAATAGAGTTTTCTGGCAAGATTGCAGAAAATCAAAAATCAGACTGGAAGGACGAATTTGTACTTTTAACAATTTCTTCACCATTGTTTTTATTAGCTTATTCTGTGTTTGCAGAAGATGAAAAAATGCAAGAGAAGATTGACTTGTATTTTCAAAAATTACAAGAGATGCCTTGGTGGATAGTTGGATTATGGGTTTCAGTAGTCGCAGCAATTTATGGACTTAAGGCTACAGATGTGATAAATATGAATAAAGGAGCAAAATAATATGCCAAATAAAAGATATAACAACCAGATTCCTGGTTTTAAAAAAGGTGGCTCAGTAAAAAAGATGTCATCAAAAAAGAAAAAGTTAGCAGCTATGTATCCGCCAAAGGATAAAGTTACTAGAGGTGATTTTATTGCAGCGGCTAAAAAGAAAAAAGGAATGGCTTAATGAAATTCATTAAACATTGGATATGTAAAATATTTAAAATCATTCCGTGCATATGTAAGCACGAATGCAATTGTAAGAAGAAAAACAATGGCTAGTAAATACCATAAAACTAAATCTGGTAAAATGGCGCGAAAAGGTCTTTGGTACAACATTCACAAAAAAAGAGCTGAAGGTAGACCAATGAGAAAAAAAGGCGCTAAAGGTGCACCAACAGCAAAAGCATTTAAAAGATCACAAAGTAAATAATGAGAACTGATTATTCTATAAGACCAGGATATGCATCAGGCGGAAGAACAGCCGCTTGGCAAAGAAAAGAAGGTAAGTCTGAGTCTGGTGGATTAAACAGAAAAGGAATTGCTTCTTATAGAAGAGCAAATCCAGGATCTAAATTATCTATGGCTGTTACAACAAAGCCATCGAAATTAAAAAAAGGATCAAAGGCAGCTAAGAGAAGAAAATCTTTCTGCGCGCGTATGAGCGGAATGAAAAAAAGATTAACTTCTGCAAAAACTGCAAGAGATCCAAATTCAAGAATTAATAAATCACTTAGAAAGTGGAATTGTTAATAGTGGAGAGAAGAGATGGATGATATATCAACTATTTACGGTATACAAAAACTGTTAAAGGATGGTATTCAAAGAGGTACTGATACATTACTGTCAGGTAACATTGACAGTTTAGAGAAATATCAGTATATATTAGGACAAATCAGGGCTTATGAATATACCCTGCAGGAAATCTCTAACCTGTTAAAAACGAAGGAGCAAAAAACTAATGACGGAACAATCATCAATCTCTCAGGAGATACCAACACATAAAAACGCACTCGAAGAAAAATATCAAAGCATTAAAACAAAGGAACCATTAGGACCTGATAATATTAAATCAGCATCAGAAGATTTACCTGAACCAAGTGGTTGGAGAATTTTAATTTTACCATTTACACCACCTGAAAGAACTAAAGGTGGACTTATTTTATCACAAGATACTTTAGACAGAGGACGTATCACAACTAATGTTGGATATGTTTTAAAACTAGGACCTTTAGCTTATCAAGATGAAGAAAAGTTTAAAACAGGTCCTTGGTGTAAAGAAAAAGATTGGGTCATCTTTGCTAGATATGCTGGTTCAAGATTACCAATAGAAGGTGGAGAGCTGAGAATACTAAACGATGATGAAGTATTAGGAACTGTAAAAGATCCTAGTTCAATCATCACGCAATACTAACCATAGGAGAAACTATGCCAGATGAAAATAAAAAAGAAGATCTAGTTGATGTTGGCGAACAAGAAGGTGCTGATATTAATTTAGATTCTGAGCAAACAAAGGAGAAAGAAGATGAAAAGCTTGAAGTCGTTCAAGACGATAATCAGTCCGCTGATACACCTGAGAAATCTAGTGAGCAGTCTGATGTTCAGGGCGATCAAAAACAAAAGACAGAGAAAAAAGAGGACGAGTTAGAACAATACAGTGATTCTGTAAAAAGAAGAATTGCTAAGTTGACTCGTAAAATGAGAGAGGCTGAAAGGCAAAGACAAGAAGCTATTACTTTTGCGCAATCAATGAAAACGCAAAAAGAAAAAGCTGAAGCTAGATTTGCACACTTAGACAAAGACTATATGAATGAGTTTGAGTCTAGAGTTAAAACAAGTTTAGACTCCGCCAAAATCGCTCTCAAAAACGCAATCGATAGTGGAGACGTAGACGCACAAGTTGCTGCACAGCAGCAAATTGCTTCGTTAACGATGGATTCTGCTAGATTGCAGACGCTAAAAAGCGCACAGACGCAAGTCAAAGAAACACCAAAAGAAGTTAATATCACACCACAAAGACAAGAAGAACAGGTTGATGCTGATCCAAAAGCAGAAGCTTGGGCAACTAAAAATGCGTGGTTTGGTAACGATTCTGCGATGACTTACACTGCGTTTGATATACATAACAAGCTAGTCCGAGAGGAAGGCTATGATCCTAAATCTGACGAATATTATGCTGAAATTGATAAAAGAATAAGACTTGAATTTCCGCATAAATTTGATAAGGTAGAGTCAATTACAACTGAAAGAGAAGTTAAACCTACTCAAACAGTTGCTTCAGCTAGACGTCCAGCTACAACGGGACGCAAGAAAACTGTAAGACTCACACCTTCACAGGTAGCAATCGCTAAAAAATTAGGTGTGCCACTCGAAGATTACGCAAGACAATTGCAACTCACGAAGGAGGTATAGTATGACAATTGATAAAACTTCTCGTGCGGGTCAAACTAGAGAAAAAGAAACTCGAAAAAAAGTTTGGACTCCACCATCAAGTTTAGATGCACCCCCTGCGCCAGATGGCTATAGGCACAGATGGATAAGAGCCGAAGTTCTTGGTCAAGATGACAGCAAGAATATGTCGGGAAAAATTAGGTCCGGATGGGAGCTCGTAAGAGCTGACGAATATCCAGATCACGATTTTCCAAGCATTGAAGACGGCAAGTATAAGGGAGTGATCGGAGTTGGTGGCCTAGTGTTGGCTAGGATACCGGAAGAGCTCGCAAAACAACGTGAAGCGTACTTTAACAAAAGAACGCAAGATCGTGATGAAGCTATAAATAACGAGCCCTTGAAGGATCAACATCCTAGTATGCCAATCAATAGTGAAAGGCAAACTAGAGTAACTTTTGGTGGCTCTAAGAAAAGTTAATTTTTTAACGATTCGCTGACCATCATACAATTAACCAATAAGGAGAAAAACTATGGCAAATAAAGACGCAGCTTTTGGTTTAAAACCGATTGGTAAGATTGGTCAAAATGCTGACAACCAAGGTTTAACTGAATACTTGATCGCAGATAACTATGCGAGTTCAATTTATCAGGGAGACCCGGTTAAAGCAGTAGCAGGCGGAACTGTAGAAGTAGCTGCTGCAGCAAACACTAACTTAGTTGGTGTTTTCTGGGGTACGTTTATAACTAAAGATCCAACTACTGGAAAACCAACTTACCGAAATTACTACACTCAAACGAATGTAGCTAATGGGGAAGAAATCAGAGCATTTGTATACGACGATCCTCACGAAAGGTTCGAGGTACAATCAAATAACGCAAGCGCTTCTGCTGCAACAGACGTGTTCGAATTAGCGGACATTGAATATACAGCAGGATCAACTATCAATGGCGTATCTAAAGTTGAATTAGAC